ATTCAAATAGTTTATTTGGACAGAGATTTAAAAAAGATATTGCAAAAATTTTAGATAAATTAACAATGAATGGAAATATAACAATTGAAAACGATAAAATTCAATTAAAAGAAAGTTATTCAAATAAATTAGAAAATATGTTAGATTCTTATGAAAATGAAGTATGTTTATACAAAAACTACAATTTAATAAGCTTTATAAAGGACAGAATGAATGTCTTGAAAAATGAAAATTGGAATAAGTATATGAATAAACATATTATGTATTGTTTTATTATAACAATTGAGGATCCAGAAGAAAAAAATAGAATATTATGTAAAATTGGATATAGTGGTGATTTTTTAGAAAGGTTAAAATCATTAAAAAACGAATACAAATGTAAATTTTATTTGATTGGATTAAAACTTATTTATGGAGAAAAAGACGAAAAGAAGTTACATAGTATGTTAAAAATAAAATATCCAGAACTAAAAATGTCAATGAAAATAGGTAATCATGTAAAAGAAGAAACTTATATATTTGATACTAGATTATTTAATGATTTTATTACATACGAAGAAAAAGTTAAATTTACATTGACAGAAATAAAACTAGAAAAAGAAGCTAAAAAAATTATTGACGAATATTTTGAAAATGCAGAGAAAAGACTACAAATTGAAACTATGCAAAATTATAGACAAATAATAAAAATAGATAATATTGAAAATGAATTACAAAGTAAAACATTAATTGAAATAAACAAAGAACATTATAAATATTTATTAGAATATGATAAAATTGATTTAGAAAAACTAAAAGAGAAAAATAAAAGACAAAGCGAAAAAGAAAAACATTTAGAAATAATGAAAGATAAAGAAAATGAATTAGAACTAAAAAAAATCGAATTAGAAATGTTAAAAATAAAAAAATAGGATATAAAGAATGTTCAGATAATTGTGTGTGAATATCAAAATTATAATTTTTTTTATTTTAATTTGTAGTTATATATTAAAATGGATGTTAATATACAAAATATTTTATATAAAAGAATGAATACTTGTCATGCAAATTTTCCTTCAATAAATGATGTTCAAAATTATTTTTATGATTTTAAAATTGGTGGTAAAGGTATTTTAACAACAAAAAAAATAAATATTACATTAAATAAAATTTTAGTTGGTGGTGGTAAAGAAAAAATAAAATTAGAAGATGGTTCAAAATACAAATATTTTATTGACGAAATAATTCCATATTCAAGTAAAGAAAATAAAGTTTCGTTTATATACACTGATGGAACTGAAAATGAATGTGTAACTTTAATAGTAAATACAAAAGAGAGTAATAAAACACAAGCAATATTACAAGGAATAACAAATGATGAAAACTGTGTAAAATGTTTAGATAAAAAAAAGAGATATAAAGTTGGTGATATTTTAATGCAAATAACAATAAAACTATTAAAAACATCAAAGGACTATTCACACATTAAAACAATTATTTTACATGATACATCAATTAAGAGATGTTATGATATTGGAATTCAATTGAGATATTTAAAAATGATAACAGACGGAAGGACATATTATTCAAAATATGGATTTAAACCTAAGAAAGTAAAAGAAGATAATAATAAAGAAAGTAAATTAATGACTGATTATAAAAAGTTTAAATATAATAAGGAATTATTTAACACAAACAGAAATTTAACAAGACAAGATATAACAGACGTTATAAAAGAAAGTGATATTGATGATGACGGAATATTGTTTTATAAAAAAGTTGTTAGACCATATTTAAAAAACCATAAAATAATTGATACATCAATATTTATAAAAGATATGTTAAGTTTAGCGTTGGAAGAACAAGAAGAATATAAAAAAATAATATGCGGTTTTATAAGCAGGATTTATAAAAATTTATATAAAAAAATAGGATATAAAGAATATTCAGATGATTATGTTTGGATATTAAAATTATGATTATTTTAATTTATATTAATATATTAAAATGGATGTTAACATACAAACTAATATGTTAATAAAAATGCAATATACTCATTTAAATGCACCTACCATACAAGATATAAATAATTATATTCATGATTTTAATGTTACTGGAAAAGGAAAAGTAAGATCAAAAAAAGGAAAAATAATACTAAAGGAATATAATCAAAAAGCTGGAGGAATTAAAAAAATAAAAATAGATAATACAAAATATGAATATAATGTTGATGATATAACACCTTATTCAAATACTCAAAAAATGATGTCACTAGTATATTTGACAGATATAACACAAAATTGTATATCAATAATATATGATACAAAAAAAAGTGGTGGAACAAATGCATTTATAGGAGGTGTAATTAATAATGAAGAATGTATAAAATGCTTGGATAAAAAAAAGAAATACAAAGTTGGTGATATATTGATAGAGATAGTAATGAAATTATTAAAAACATCTAAAAATTTTGAACATATAAATACATTAGAATTACATGATACATCAATTAAAAGATGTTATGATATTGGTATTCAACTGAGATATTTAAAAATGATAACAGATGGAAGAACATATTATTCAAAATATGGATTTAAACCAAAGAAAGTAAAAAAAGATTATGATAAAGAAAATACAAGACTAACTGATTACAAAATATTTAAATACAATAGAACATTATTTAATACAAATAGATGTTTATCAAACAATGACATTGGTAACATTATAAAAGAAAGTATGATTGATGATAACGAAATATTGTTTTATAAAAAAGTTGTCAGATCATATTTAAAAAACCATAAAATAATTGACACATCAATGTTTATAAAAGATATGTTAAGTTTAGCGTTGGAACAACAAGATGAAGATGATAAAAAAATAATATGCGGCTTTATAAGTAGAATTTATAAAAATTTATATAAAAAAATAGGATACAAAGAATATTCAGATGATTGTGTTTGGATATTAAAATTGTAATTTGTGTGTTTGACAATAAGAATATTTTTATAAAGTAAAATTAGTTAAAAAATTGTTAGGTTCTAAAATCTGTCAAGTTCTGTTAAGTAAATAATGTGTTGTTAGTCAGAATAAAAGTTGAAATTATTACAAAATATTATTAATAAAAACAAAAATAACAGGAATGGAAGAGTACAAGGTTTTACTTAGGTTTAATTTTAAGCAAGATAAAAAAGAATTAATTGTTCCAAAAGAAGATTATGAATTGATTATAAATCACAATAATTACAATAAATGTTGTTTAAATGGTGGTTGTATTATAAAAAAATTGTTAATAAATTATGAAAATATAGTTGATTATTATAAAAATGGAATAAATGAAAATAATATTTTGGATATTGTAAATTTTTTTGTTTATTTTAAGATGAATGAAAAATTAATTGAAATTTTTTCGCTCTACTTTTCTTCAGAAATATCATTAGAAATAAATTCTGTGATATTGTTTTATGCTGTTGACAATATAAAATTTGACATTATTAAACTTGTTCTAAGTAACATAACTAATGAAGAAGAATTAGTAAACATGTTTTATTTTCTAACAAAACAAAATATACTAGAACACATATGCTCGTGTCATGGTTCAACTGTGAACTCAAACGATTTGACAAAATTAAGTACAAAAAGAATTTATAAAGGAAAAGTAGAAGAAGATGTTGTTAAAATAACTGAAATATTATTACAAAAAAGCAACAAATTAGTAACTGACAAATGTTTTACTTTATGTAGATTAAAAGGTCACGAAGAAATAATTGATTTAATGAATTTATATTTAACAAATGATATTACGACTGATGAAAATTTGAAAGAATGTTATGTGTGTTTAACAACAACTGAACAAGACAAAATTATAAATGGTGTGTGTAAATGTGACACTTATATTCACACTCACTGTTTACAAAAATTAATTAAAACTCAAAGAGAAATAGAAAAAAATAAAGAAAACATAAAATGTAAAATTTGTGATAGTTGTTATAATTATAATCGTTCAGTTATCACTAAAATACAAAATGGAATAATTTATTATGATACATCAATATTTTTTCCAGAAAATAATTTTTATCCTGTTCCACTAATGACAAAACAATTTATGTTTTTTGAAAATATTAGAGATAAATTAAAATTATCAATGTTTTATCTTTGTATTCCACAATTTATAAAAAATATAGAACTTGTAACAAAAGAAGAATTTAATGATTTTATTAAAGAGCAAATAAAATATTCCTTTATTAAAAAAGAAGATACTTATAAATTATGTGAAAATATGCCTTCAAATTATCAAAGAAAATATAACGAAAAAAAATATTTTCATTTAGAAAAAATTATTAATAAAAAAATGAATGAAATTGTTTGAGTTTTTGTTACAATTTTAAGGTGACATTTGTAATTTATACCTGTACTTGTTTTTTTTAGTTAATTTGATTAACACAACTGATTTATAAATTTATTCCATAATATTTTTTATAATGTTGTACAGAAGCATTTTTATAAAAATTAGTGTTACTATTAAGAAATATTTAGATATCTACTAAAATCAGTTAAAGTACAGACAGTGTATTTTTCCTTTTCTTTTTCATACTTGTCAAATTCTATTAAAGTAAATAACATGTTATCAGTTTTAACAGCAACATAAAATTCTTTTTGACTTTTTAATTCATATATTTCAGGATTATCGTCACTTATTAAATTTTTTAATAATTTATTTTCTTCTTCATAATTAAAATTTTGTAAGATTTCAATTTGTTTTTCTTTTCTTAATAAATGAACTACATCAATAGCTGTTGATAAATAATAAAATAAAACATTTTCTTCATTTTTAAATACAACAGCAGTATCAACTCTTTTTGGAAAACCGAAATCTCTATATATTGGTGAAAGTATTGAATAACTAGTGTTACAATGAGAACAATTAATAACTCCGGAAGTTTCTTCTGTTGAAAAAATCATTGTGAAATAAGCATCTTTTTCTACCTGTTCACATCCTTCAAAATTATAAATTTTTCTTTTATCAAGTCTAACTATACACATTTCTTCTCCAAAAGTTTTTTTAATAATATTGCTAACACATTCACAACATAAGACATGTCCACATTGTAAATGAATTTTTTCTTCATTCTTACAATTCAAAAGTACACAATTGTCACAATCTTTTTCTTCAAACTTTCTGAAAGGATTTTCATCGTCAATATTTTCTTCTAATAATTCAGTCATAATTTTGTTTATTTTTATATTTAACACAATAATAGAAACAAAACTTCAATTTTTATTTGATAAAAAATTGAATAAATAATAATTAATAAAAATAAATTGAAATAAGTAATTTTTGATAGAATGGTAAATTTTCTTTTGCATGAATATTTAATATATTACTTTAACAATGAAGAACATAGAAAAAATGAAAGTATAAAAAGAATGTTAGATTATTGTAAAGAAAATAAATCATTATATTATGATAAAAAAAAGTTATCACTGCTTACAAAAAGAAATAAAAATGAATTAATATTAATAAGCGACATTGAATTTTACAGATTAATAAGAAATAAGCTGTATAAAAAGTTGTTATTGAGATTTGTAAAAAAAAATAATATTATGTTAATTGATGATACAACAATGAGAGATAATTATCATAAAAACGTGTGTAATTCATTTTTGTTAGATCAAGAATATGTAATATTTTATAAATATTTGAAGTTAAAAATAACTATTCATATTGATTTTTATTTTAATAAAAAAATAATAAAAAACATGACTAATTTAATTATAGATTTACATGAGTCAAATAGGACAAACTATAACTGTTGTAATATAGAAAAAAATAATTTAGTGAGTGATTATCTTCCAAGCTCAATAAAAATTTTAAGAACAAATAGCTTGTATAAAATAAAAAAAAACTTACCAAATAAAATTGTTCTAATTGTCAGTACAATGTTTAGGCAAGTAAGCAATATTAAAACTCGTGCAGTAACATTGTTTTTACATTCAAGATATGTATACACAATTTGTTATAATGACATTATCTCAGATTTACGTTGTAATATTGAAAATGATTATAAATGCAATATAGAAGGAGAGTTTAATGATGTTATTATAAAAGAGGATTATAATGACTTTTGTTACAATGAGTATAGTTTTATAAATAACATAAAAGAATTATTTAAAAATATATTTGAAAAACATAATGAAATAAAAACTATTCCATTAGATATTGACTTTGAAATAGAAAAATATAAAAAAAATATAATCCTAGTTGAAAGAAGAAGAGATCTATATACTAATTATAATGACTGAGAGTATCATTTTTTATAAAAAAATAAAAATTACTGACATAATAATATTTGGTACATATAAACAAAATACAAATAACAAAAATTATAATGGAAGAATGCAAGATTTATATTCTTGAATTAGAAGATAATAAGTACTACACAGGAAAAACAGGGTTGTTAAAATTATGTTTATGATAAAAATTGATTTATACACAATAAACTTAACACTAAACAAAATAATGGAAAAAATAAATAATAAATATGATAATGAAATAAAATTTCCTGAAATTAACTCAAATTTTGATAAGATCGTATGTACATTCGAAGACACAACTGAAACAACAGAATTTTATAATGCCAAAGACATGTTAGAAAATTTTGAACAATTTGTTTGTGAAGAAGATTATAAAAGTATATCATTTCCATTAAGTGTTGTTTGTCGTTCTACTAAAATAATTATCTTGACTAATTACTTTCTGAATAATTGTAAAGATAAATATTTAAATTTAAGATTAAGTAAAGGTAATTATAATATTTTTAATTTTTTAAATAATATTGTTACCAATATACATTTTGAAAATAAAATGCACAAATTGAAAAATTATTTACCCTCTTCAACAAAATATTTGAAAATTGGACATTGTGAAGGTAGATTTTTCAATTCAATAATATGTAATTTACCAAATTCATTATATTACTTAAATTCGAAAACATTTGGAAATATTATAGTACCTAGAAAATTAGTACATTTAGAATGTTCGAGTGGACACTTTATAAGAGGAAACAACAATAATTTAAAGAATCTTTACATAAGCATGGATTCTTTATATTTAAATTTTAGTTGTTATGGAAAAAAATATGCTAAAAAAATAATTAGAAATTTAAATATTTTGAGTATAACTGTTGTATTTATTGATGAATTAGAAGCCTGTGATTTTAATTACAAAACTTTAATAATAAAGAATTGTCAAATATTTAACAGAAATAAACAATACAAAGTATGTGAAAATGCTGTAAATATTTTCCTTGATGTGAAATTAAAATGTAATTTAATTTTACCAAAAAATATTAATTGTTTGTACATAAATTAAACTTAATTTTTTAATACTTAAAAATACAATATTACAAATATAATAGAAAAATAAAATTTACTGACATAATAATATTTGGTATACATAAACAAAATAAAAATACGAATAATAAAAATTGAATTTATAATTACCAAAATAGTAAATAAAAAAAAATTATAATGGAAGAATACAAGATTTATATCCTTGAATTAGAAGACGATAAGTATTACATAGGAAAAACAAGAAGAGATATTAATACTAGATTTACAGAACATGTTAATGGATATGGTAGTGAATGGACTAAAAAATATAAACCAATTGAAATAATTAATTCTTCAATATGTTTGTCGAAATTTGATGAAGATAATATAACAAAAGAGTGTATGATAAAATATGGAATAGAAAATGTTAGAGGAGGAACATATTGTAAAGTAAATCTTGAGGATTTTGAAATAAAAGTATTAGAAAATGAATTTAATGGAATTAATAATAAATGTGGCGAAGATGATCATTATATAAGAAATTGTTTAGCAAAATATAGTGATTATATAAGTTTATTTTCAACAAAAGAAGAACTAGAAAAAGAAATTGAAAATATTAAAAAATATATTGTTAGCGTAGAAAATTACAATAATCCATTTAGATATATTAATTGTAATTCTACAACTAAATCATTTAATTTTGTACGAAAAGATATACAAGAAGTTTTATTGAATATGGAAAATAGTACACTTTGTTTTAAAGATGTTGGATGTGATGCAAATATATTGAATCTTTTAAGGAGTAATACTACTAGATCAGGAGAACAACCAATTGATGAAAATAAAAAGTTAAAACTAATGAATGGAAATTTAAAATTAAAAAATGCATATATTTATGATTTGTTTATAAAAAAGAGGAAATATGAAGAAGATTTTTTAAATACATTAAACGAAAAGGATAGAATTATTTTTAGAGAAAATAATTACGAAAATATTTATGATTTAGTAAAGGATGAACTATGTTCTAAATTAGAATTATTATATGAAAAATTATTAAAATTTTATTTATTGTGACAAGAAAAAAATTTGAATTTTATATGACAAATAATAAAATAATACTAAGAATAGAATAACACTAAGAATAATGTCAGAATTTAAAAGTTCTCTTAATGAGTTGTCAAATTATTGTAAGGAAAAAGTTAAAAAAAATATAGGAAAACAATTTTATGAATTATGTTTAAATGAAGACGATGATATTAATGAAATGAATATGTTTATTGTGACAACAAACATGTTTTATAAAGAAATACTTTTGTGTGCAAGAGATTATTGTGGAAGAAATGATAAAGATTTATTACATGATGTGTATGAAAAAAATAACATGAATATTTTAAATTATTTGCTTGGATTGGAATTTAAACAAGAATTATTTATAAATAACATTTTATTTCATGTTGTGAAAGATGGTAATGTTGATTTATTAAAAAAAATATTAAAAAAAAGTGTTTATTGTTTTGGTGCAATGGATTATGATTTATATTATGCTTGTAGAAATGTATTAAAAAAAAATAAAAATGAAGAAATTAAAAAAATGATAAATAAATATTTTAATTATATTACACAATGAGAAGAGTATAATGATTATATTAGTGCAGAAATAAACTATGGTCTTGACAAAGAATATAATTGGTAAATTAATTGTGAAGCAGGTTTATTTATAAAAAATAAATTTACTCTTAAAATTATAATGTTATTAAAAATTTTTTATTTAAAAAAAAATGAATTTATTTTTTTGATATTTTATTTTTTTTCTTTTTTTTCGATTGTATATTTTCTATATCTTCTTCAATGTCTTCCTCAATATCATTTTTAATATTATTAAGTTCCTCATTAATTATATTTTCAATTTCTTCTTCAGATTTAATAAAATTTTCATGATCTTTTTTAAATTTTTTTTTTAAATTTAATTCTTTAAATCTATTGACAGCCCACCTATCAAACCATTCTTGAAAAATATCTTGAGATTTTTTAGACTCTGAAATTACGTCGGGAATTTCATTAGTTTTTCCAGATAAATAATTTTTTGATTTTTCTGAAGTAAAGCCGAAATATATTCCTTTTGGATTTGATTGTATATATTCGTTGGAAATAGCTAGTTTATTTAAAGTATTTTTAATATAAAATAGCTTTGTTTTTGAATTGTAAGAAATTTTTTTTTCGTCTAAATATTTTTTACATAATTTTGTAGTTTCTTCACTTATATCCTTTGTACTATTACCTTTCGTATCACCTATTTTTTTAAAACATTTTAGTCTATCATACATTATTGATTTTCCATTTAATGATGTTGTTGTTATACCAAGTAAATCGGATATTTCTGTGTGAATATATCTTTTTTTATAATAGCTCATAATTTCTTTACTAAATGCCAACATTGCTATTAATTTTCCTCCATTAAAATTAAAACCAAATGGTTGTAACGGAATACAAGTTGATAAGTTTAAAACATGCAAAAACTTTTTATCTTTTTCTTTAGAATTGCTTTTGTTCCATCCTATAAAATTATCTCTATCTTCACATCTTGACATATCTCTTGAAAAACTCATTATTCCTAAATATTTACCACTTGTTTCATCTTTAACCATAATATAAAATCTTCTTCCTATAAATTCGAAATGTTTTTCTTTTTCTAAACTCGAAATAGTGTATCTGAAGTATTTCCATATATCTTTTAAAATTGTTTGTTTTTCTTTATTTTTCAGTCTGTCCGTGTTATCTTCTTCGTCAATTACATCACAAAATTCTATTTTTATTTTTATATTTTTAACTTCTTCTATTGTTTTAGGATTAAATATAAGATTTTCATATTCCTTGTGATTTTTTTTTAAAAATTTAATGTGTTTAGATATTTTTACATTATTGTTCTTTTTTATCTCCGAAATTATATTTTCTCTAGTTGTTATTTTACAATCGATAAAACTTACATGTTTTGTGTGTATTTTTTTAATTTTTTCAAAAAATTTTTCTACTGACATAATATTTTTCATTTTATTACAAGTAGAACATGCAGGAACTATATTATTTTCGTTATATCCAAATCTTGAATCAATTCTATCTATTCCTAAAGATCCTTTTCCTTCAAAATCATTTTTGCAATAATAACAAGGCTTTTTAATTATTTCTTCCCATTTTTCTTTGGTAATTTCTACTTTTTTAGGTTTGTCTTCTCTTGAATCTTTTCCAACAAGATTAAATTTTGGATTTTTGCAATTAACAAATAATTCTTTATATTTATTATTAATTTTCTTATTGACAAAATTATTTATTCTTGCTAAGTGTTTTATCATATTTATAAAATTTGTTAAAGTATAATCAGATTTCATTCTATTACACATTTCGCAAGAAGGAACGCAATTATTCTTTGTATAATTTTTATTAGAATCTATTCTGTCTATTCCTATCCCAAGTGGACCTTCATCTTCGTTACAATAATGGCATTTTTGTATTATCATTTCTATAACTTCTTCGTCAGTCAGGTTAAATTCTTTTTTATTTTTATAAATAGATTTCTTAATGTTATTACATCTTTTCTTTAATGGATCCTCTGAGTATCTATTTTCTTCACATTTATTTTGTAAATCGTAACACTTAAAACATTTATTACAATTCACACTTTTAATGTCAACAGTGTCATTACAATAATAACACATAAAAAGTTTTTCATTATTTTTATTAAATTTAATGGCGTTATTTTTTTTTAGTTCATATTTTTCAATATCTTTTATCCTAGATTTTTTTCGACAATCTTCACATTTTGATATAATGTGTCCTTTAATTATTTCACTTTCAAAAGTATTAAAACACCCTCTTATCCAATTTTTACAAACAATTAACCCATTTTTTTCAAAATTTATTTTTTTTGCTAAATTTTGATGTTCTCCACAATATTCAGAATATTCTAATTTGTTATTTGAAAAATTGTTACATTTTTTCATTTCATTATTTTTTGTGTTGACATAACCTAAACATCTATTTTCTTTTTTTTCTCTTTCTATTTTATTTTTTAATCTATTATTTTTTCCTCTATTACTACATTTTTTACAAGTTTTGATATTTTCACTGTCCCATTCTGACATTGGTAAGTAATTTTTACATCCTGAACAATATTTAGTTTCTTTGTTATTTCCTAAAAGTTTTAAATGACGTTTGCAATAAATTTCTCCACCAACTGCTTTCCATGGACATGATTCTTTCTTTTGATTTTTAGCTTCACACATTTTAACTTCTTTTTTAGGTTTATTTAATTTCTCTAAGTGTCTTGAACAATAAATTTCTTCGTCGGCACTTTTAAAGTTACACCTTTTTTTATTATTGTTAATTGCTTCACATTGAGTATTGTTGTTAGACATAATGTAATATATATATCATATTAAAATATCAATTTTTTAAATTATTTTTTATTCATATCAAAACACAAAAGACGTTGTAATTTGTATCAATTGGTAACATATATTACATTTATATTTAATTTGTATAAATTAGATATGTGTGGTTGGGTTGTAAAATCAAAGTGTAACGTTTATAAATGTTTTATTTTAGATTGCAATTTTTTACAATAAAAGTTGTTGCATAATTCATTATTTTACATTCTTCTCTACATCTTTCTTTACAAGAATATTCTCCAACAAGTTCATTTTTTAAATTATATTTACCAATACCAGAAGTACATAATAAAACTGTAAAACTATGCAATATATAACTTTTGTTCTTCTTTGGTAAAATTTTCTTTTTTTTTTGAAAAATTTGATAAATATTTTGGTTGTTATCAATAATTTTTATAATGTAAAAATTATTTGTTGCTGTGTATAAAATATATTAGTCCGAAATAATAAGCAAAAATGAAGCGTGTATTCAAAAACATTTTTTGCTTTCCTCGATCAGGGAGTAAAAATATTATGATTACTTTTTCTAAATAATAAGAAATAAAATAAGGATTAAACTTTTGCTGTGCTATTAGGGAAAGCAAAATATTCCATTGCTTTGTTAAATTAATAAATAAAAAATAATTTTAAAATCAAAATATAAACAAAAGTTTATGTTTTATTAATTAAAAAAGTATATAGTCTCAAACACATATATTATCTTTGTATATATAATTATAATGTTTATATGTTTTGGACGATTAATTGCTATAAGCCAAGCCTCCCATCCCAGACATTACTCTTAATACGTTATAGTTAGTATCATAAATGTAGAATTCAGAGTTGGCTCCTACAACAGAAAGAGGAGGAGCTGATCTGGAAGGATCACTGAAAGGAATTTCAGTATTTAAGTCAAGTACGATAGTGGTGTTATCGATACGAGAAAGATTGCACGTCCCTGAAGGTTGGTGTTGTTCGGGATGTAACGCAAAACTGTATACATTAGTTCCAGGAGAGGGAGTTGCGCTGTGGTAGTTGTATGTTTGGATTAAGTTAAAGTAAGCACCTTGGCGTCTATCAAAACGATCGTGACCGTTAAGTTGGATTAAACCAGATGACACAGTGTTATATTTGTTATTAATTAACATACCAGATACCATAGGGAGAACAGCCCAGATATCCATATTGGAATATCCGTTACTGGTTCCTTGAGCGCTGAATCTGTTATCAGTCCATGAAGCTACAGGGACAGATACATCTCTGACAGTGATATCATGTTCCCAAGGTTTTACTTGGTAAGTTAAGGTTCCATCAACACCAGTTCCATCAGAGTTGATGGCGGAATAGAATACAACAATGGCGAATTTTTTAACATAATCACCAAGATTGTATGAAGGAACACTTGGGTTAGTAAGAACATCTTGTCTGAATAAGAAGTTCGCAGTGTCAGAAGTGTTAGGATTAGATTGGTCATATAATTGTTGAGCATAAAAACTAGGAAGTTGAGAATCATCAACACCTTGACCAGGTTGGAAAGTGAAAACACTGAAAGCATTTTTCTTTTTGGTGTTAGTTCCTACAGAGTTAACAGTGTTCCAGTTGTCATAGTTGGCAGATGAGACATTGACAACACTGGAGCTTCCAGCATCGAATACACCAACAGTGACCGAACCACTGATAACATTAAGAGCTGCATAGTCAAGAGCATCAGACCAATCATCGCTATTGGAATAGCAAAGGAAAGGAGAGTTTTGACTGATGTAGTCACCAGATTTAATGTTCCAGATAAATTCTTTGGTGGGATGATTGAAGTTAAGTTTGACTCTAAGAGGATTAGAGGTAACTGCTTCAACACCAGTGAATTGAAGTTGGTTAATAAGGTATTCGTGACCAACTTGAGCAAATCTACGTCTTTCTTCAGTATCAATGTATACGTAATCAACAAGAAGAGAAGCATCGGTGATGATTCCGTTTCCGTTACCAAGTTTACCAAGAGTAACATTGTTACTGTGGACAATAAGATTTCTAAAGTCCTCGAATTGGATCCAGAGTCTTACTTCGTGATATTGAAGAGCAATTAAAGGAAGAGCTAATCCAGAGTTGGTGTTGCACCAGAAAATGAATGGTGTGTATAGAGTATAGTCTTGAGTAAAGTAACCTTGAGAATCAGGAGCTCTGAGAGCAGTTAATTCATCAATGTCACCAACAAGGGCTTTGTAAGCAGGGTCAGTGTTTACATCTCTGGTAAGTTCATGCCAAGTAGACATCCAGTGACCATAATGTTTATCGATTTGGGATCCACCAATATCGAATTCAATGTAGTCAATGATAAAGTTACCAAGTTCTCTTACCCAAGCAAATAGGTAAGCACTTCTTTCAACTGGATCAGATGAAACATTTTGAAGAGATACACGTCCTAACTCAATTCTTAAATACATTTTAGTTACTAAATCACCATTTCTGGTAATAAGAACACTAGCTCTTTTTCCGAAATCAGCGGTACCATTAAAGGCAAGTTCGACAGTTTCGATAGCAAAATTAGTATATCTTCTGTATACTACTTTGAAGAAAGTAATTTGAGGATTACCTGTTAAATAGACATCTTGAGCGCCGTAGGCGACTAATTGCATTAGACCTCCACCCATAGTGATATTATATAACAATGATTCAGAAAAAAATTATTTATATTTATATTTAATTGAACTAAATTAATTATGAAAATTTACAATTAATCTATATTAAATTAACATTTTTTATACTAAAAATTTTTAACCCTAATTCACAGTCTGGTATATAAAATATATAATAAAATCTATTATTTTTAATAAAAATTTAATAAAATTATTATTAAAAATTTTGTAAATAAAATCATTGTTAAATAAAAACTAAACTAATAAAAAAAATACGTTGTTTTTTGGTAGCCTAATTTAAAATTAGACTATAAAAATGTGGATGGGTGAATGGAGGGAGGGAGGGAGGGAGGGAGGGAGGGAGGGGTAAAGAAAACAATCTATTCCTTACTTTCAAGTCGTTGAACTGCCTTATCATACACTAACTTTTTCCAGTTATTGCATTGTTCGGTAGTCAAATTCTCAAAGTATTGAATAAAGTGTTTGCAAAAATAGCAGGTGGTGAAATCAGAATGTTGTGAAAAGTTGATTTTCCAATAAAAATTAGCAATCAAGTTATCACAAAACTGTTTGTAGTTTTCACCATTCTCGATGATCCCAATAAGGGAGTAATCTACATGTGTTACACTTCGAAGTACTGCTTCATGATCAACGTCTGGAAACAATTCATCCGGACGCCTGTTTAAAAGCAACATTCCGAGATAACAGAGATCACAGAATTCGAGTCCGATATTTTCGTCTGTACTCTTAAAGTAAAAATGGGAGTAGATGCTCCCCATTCCGATACTGGAAAACTCACGAAAAATAGATCTTTTAAAAACATCATTCTGAGATAAAATCACATAAACCTCTTCTGTAAAATAAATTATTTCACCAAATGGTAGAGATAATTTCTCAGACAAAAGAGATGTAGAAACGATAGACATGGTAAATTTTTCAGATCAATACTCAACAAGTTAAGTTACTAAAATATTAATATAGGTCATTCAATGATTTTATTTTTCAATTTTTATTTGTTATTGGTAAATAGAATTAATTATAATAAATAAGATAATAATAAAATTAATAAAAAATCACATATTTGCTTTATTTATCACTTTAAAAAACGATTAAAATTGGTTTTATTTAGTTTTATTTAATATTAATTTTTATTTAAAAAATAGTATTTTTATTAAATTATAGGATGAAAGTATCGCAATTTAAATTCAGACCTGACAGACCTAAATATGCTGTCAATACTGATACTTTGGACACCTCACACAAAAAGAAAATGAAGTCCTTTAGAGAAAAAGAGAACAAATTAGGAAAAATGAAAGAAAAATTAGTTTCTTTACAAAAAAAACTTAAACAACTAGAAGAGAATGTTTGTAATATTGATGATTTTGCTTCTAAAAAATCTAGATTATTAGAAAAGATTTCTAAATTAGAGAATGAAATAGATCAAACAGAAAATTACACAGAAGAACTTGATTATTTATCTAAAGTTCATGAAGAAATATTTGGATATTATAGTTTATATGATAATCAGGATGATCAGAAACAATATTCTCATCAAGCAATTCAATTATCATTAACAAATAGTGATAATAATATTAATAAAAATAATAATAATGATAATAGTGATAATAATGAAGATTATGAAGATGATGATAATGATAAAGAGAATAGTTCTTTACAACAAAATTCATCTAATGATTCTAAAAAAAGAGAAAAATATTCTGACAGTGAAACAACAAATAATAAAAAAAAGAAAAAATACAATAAATATAATAATAATAATAATAATGATAATAATGATAATGATAGTAATAATAGTAATAATAGTGATAATAATAGTGATAATAATAGTGAAGATAGTGATGATGATTTAAAAGATATTATTGCTAATTCATTTGGTAAACTTGAAAAATTGAATAAAGCAACAAGTGGTAAAAGAAAAGAGAAAAAAGAAACTAAAAAGAGAGTTAAAGCTGGTGTAAATAATATAAATATTAATAAAAAAGATATTTTTAGTTATATTGATCCTAAAAACAAGATGTCTAAACAAAATAATAATAGTAAAGCTGCATATTTCAGACGATATAATACAATATTAAATGGTACAGTTAATAGTAAAACTATATCTAGAGTATGTGAAACTTGTAATGTTGAGGAACAGATGATTTATAATGAGGGTATATATGTTTGTCCAGAATGTGGTAATGCTGATAATTGTATTATTGAAAGTGAAATTACAAATTATAAAGATCCTATGGTTGAAAAAACTACTTTTCCTTATGATAGAAAAAATCATTTTAGAGAATGGGTTTGTCAACTTCAAGCCAAAGAATCTAAAGAAATTCCTCAAGAAGTATTTGATTTAATTAGATTTGAGCTTAAAAAACGGAGAAGAAAAAAAGTTAATTTTGATGAAATGGAATATAGTAAAGAGTTACTTAAAAAATTAGGATTAAGTGATTATTATGATCATATTTTTTATATTATTTCTGTAATTAACAAAGAACCTCCTCCAATGATTGATAGAGAGATTGAAGAAACATTATATAAAATGTTTGATATGATTCAAGTTCCTTTTGAAAATAATTGTCCAAAAGAAAGAATTAATTTTATTTCTTATGGTTTTATTTTAAATAGATTCTTTCAATTATTGGGTATGACAGAATATATGAGATATTTTCCTTTATTAAAATCTAGAACTAAACAAAGACAACAGGATCAAATTTGGAAGGGTATATGTAAAGACCTTGGATGGAAATATTATCCAAGTGGATAAATATATTATAAATGAATATTTTTCTTCATTTATGATTTTATAATTGTTATAAAATTGAAAATAAATTAATACAATAATATTTAATAATATTGATTAAATTTACTAATGTTATTTATTATATTTGGAGGAGTTTGTACTGCTACACTAGTAGAATATTATTTAATAAAAGAATTATCTAAAAGTAAAGTTTTAGATGGAGTATCATTTTATAATGATAGAATAAGTCCTTTTTCTTAAAATTAATAAAAATTGATAAATAAATTCAATAAATATTTTAAATAATAAAACGTTATTTTTTATTATAATAAAATGAGTATACATATTTCTAATTTAGAGGAAGTTTATTTTAATCAAATTAAAAATGGAGAAAAAATTTATGAATTAAGAGTTTTTGATGAAAAAAGAAGAAAAATTAAAAATAATGATAAATGGATTTTTGTTAATAAAAATAGTAATAAAAATAATAAAATAATTTTACAAACACTTGTTAGACAAATAAATATTTATGAATCTTTTGAAGAAGCTATTAATGAAACAGATATTTCAAAGTTACTTCCAGGAATTGAAACTAAAGAAGAATGTTTAGAAATATACAATAATTTTGATGGATATGAAGAAAAATCTAAAGAATTAGGTGTTGTAAGATTTACTTTATATATTATTGAAAATTAAAAATATAATACAGACAGAAAAACAAATATAAAATTAATATAGTTATGAGATATGAAAAATTAAAATTTAAAAAATGTTCAAAACAAAAAAGTAAAATAAGTATGGATTTTTATAATAATAATGAAATGGTTGATTCTTTTAGAATAACTTGGATTAAAGATGAAAATGGTATTCAAAAAATAAATAATTTAAAAAAAATGACTATTGATGAAATAATAATATTTTCTCAAAGTTATAAAAGTTATAGTTCAAATAATTTAGAAGAAGAAAGAATTGATAAATTTGTAAAATTTTTAAGAAAAAATAGAGATAATTATTTTTTAATAAATATATCTTATTTACCATGTGATTGTTATAGAAATAATTTTAATAAAATAAATAATAATAATAATAATAATTATAAATATACAAGTTTTAAAGATAATAAAAAAATATTTAATAAATAATTTTATTAATTTATTAAAACTATAAACAGTTGTTTTTTATTTGTTAATTATATATAACAATTAAATATGGAAATGGAATCTTCAGTAGAAACTTTTCAACATGAAAATATTGCAGTAGTTGATGATAATTATATTAATTTTGTAAAATTAACAAAATATGTTTTAAATTTTTTAATGATTTATTTAATTAGTGTTGCAATAATATATAACTTTCCATCAGTAAATATTAATCAATTTATTTTAATAATATGTATGGTTAGTTCAATTGCATTTTATATTCTTGATTTAAATTTTCCTATTTGTAATATTTAAAAAGATAATATTTTACTTGGTTTAAGAAATAATTAGTATTAATTATTTATTATGAGTGATATACAAGTAACAGAAGTTAAAGATGATAAATTTACACATAATGTTAAACATCAAAGATTTTGTACATTAACTTTTATTAGACCTGATAATTTTTGTGAGGAAATGAGAGATGAAAAAAAATATTTTTTTGCCATTAAATTTAGAGGTATGTTTGAAAATTTAGCAGATTGTAATTCTAGAACTAGATTTATTAAAGAAAAATATAAAGTTGGATATTCTTTTAATTCTGAAAATGGTAAGTGGTTAGTATTATGTCCTAATTCAGATTATAAACTAGAAGAAAATATGAAACAAGAGGAACTTATTAAACTTTATACTGAAAGAAATAATGAACTTAATGAGTTTAAAAGACAATATTTAATTGCATTAAGATTAGATACTATTAGACAAAAAAACGAAAAAAAAAGTAAATTAGAAAATGCAGATGTTGTAACTGGACAAGTTAATATTGATCCTGAAAGAGGACCTGTTGGACCAGTTAATGAAAATTCAGAATCTCTTGAAGAAGTTAATAATATGGAGCAAATTAAAGATGATTTTGACGAAGAAAAAGAATTTCCACGTGATCGTGATTATTTAGATGAAGACAGAATTCTTAAAAAAAATATTAAACATCAAAATTATTTTGTTGTTAGTTTTTTAACACCAAGTTCTTTTCCTAAATCACAAAGACATAGAGCTAATGGTTTTAATGTTTGGGGTGTTAAAATTAGAGGATGTTTTGAAACAGAAGATGATGCAAAAGAAAGAATGAGACATTTACAAGAAATCAATAAAAGTGATAATATTTATCCTGGTGAAGTTGGTGATTTGTATCCAATTGATTTTGACATGGATAATGTTGATGAAGTTAAATATAGAGAAGGAAGAATGAACACTTATCTTGATGCTTATAAAGATGTTATTGAAGAAGGTGAAGAAAGAGAAGAACAAAGAAATAATGATAATATTAATCCTGATCTAGACCCTTCAAGATTAAACACTGAAAATCAAGAACAACAGAATCAACAAGATCAACAAGATCAACAAGATCAACAAGAAGTAAGAGAAACTGAAAATACTAATATTGAAAGAACTCAAGCTACAACTTTTGGTAATCAAAATTCTGTTGAAGATAGAATTGAATCTACAACTAGAGAAAGGGATGAATTACAAAATCAAGTAGATAGAAATCAAGAAGAATTAGAAAGTTTTGCTAAAAAATTAGAAGAATTAAATTCTATGTTTGCTAGTTTAAAATAAATATATTTAATATTTTTATAATTGTTTATTAAATAAATAATTATATTATCAAAATTAAAATTTAAAAAAATTCATTCATTTCCATTTAATGAACAATCAACATAATCATCTTTATCAATATCATCAATAGGTTTATTATTAATAGAACAATCTATGTAATCTTCATCATTATTATCATTATTATTATCATTATTATTATCATTATCTTTTTTTGTTTCTTTTTCTTTAATTTCATTTAATTCATGTAATTTATTTTTAACGATATTATTATTTAATATTTCATTATTATTTTCTTTTTCTGTATCATCTAAATTAACAGAATGTAAACTATTTGAACTTGATTTTTTATTTTCTTGTTCATAATTATATGTAACAGGATCAATATTAATTTTTTTTAAATTATCATTATTTTCTATACTATGTTCTGTTGTATCTGAATCAGAATAATATTCTTCAAAATATTTTAATTCACTTTCTTTTTTTACATTTTTATTAAAGATATTATCTTTAACAGCTTCAATAAAATTAAAACAACATAAAGAAGTATCCCAAATACCTTCTTCTTTTAATAAATTTGAATCACTATTTTGACTATCTTCACATGAAGTTCTATTTCCCATAATTTTTATATTATATAATTAAGACTTTTATATTATTAATTGGTTTTTTATTTATTTTTTATTAAATAAATATAAAAAATCAATTTTATTTTAGATATTATAAGAATTGATATAGATATAAAAATATGTTTATTAACATTCATCATTATGATAAGTTTCTTTAATATATTTCATATGATAACTTCTTCTAAATTTAATAAATTGTTCAAATAAACTATCTAATTTTTTTTCTTCTTCTTTATTTTTATCTTTTTTTTTATTATCATTATTTTGTAATTTTTGATTTTTTTTCTCATAAATTTCTTTTTCCATTATATTGTATATTTTAATAGTATATACTTTAATACAAATAATGATTTAGTTTATTATGTTATTATTTATTGTATATAATGAATAATTTTAAAAGTCAATTTTTATTTGTAATATTTACTTATTATATAAATGGAATTACTAAGAGGAATTTTTATAATTATGTTTATGATTGGTGTAATATTATTAGTAGTTTATTTTGTAATTAAAAATGAATTAAATTATAAATATGATAATAAAATAGTATACAAATACATACCAAGAACATTAAAAGAAGAAGAAAAAGAACCAGTTTTTGTATCTCAAATATTTAAAACAATGTTTACACAACCATCAGTTTGGATTGATTCAATTTATAATGATTCACAAAGACATTTACAAGAACCAAATGAATATGGTATAAGTCAAATGTAATTTAATAAAAATTAATAAATATTTGTTTTTATTATAAAAATAATTTATTAAATATATTTAAATCTAATTTCTTCAAAAACTTTTTTAAAAGTACCATTTCCATGATAACTATCATATTTTTTAAAATCAATTATTGGAAAAGTATTAAAATTAGTTTTAAAAGGAACTCCATTTAAATAGGAAACATAATAATGATTAGTCTTTATTTCTTCAAAATCTTTTTCTTTTAATAAATTTTTAGAATTTAAAACACCCATTCCATATTGTTTTGTTCTTTTATAAAGTTCTGTAATAAATGTTTCTTTATCAATATCAACATCAATAAATATTCTATGTTCTTTCATATAATTTAATCTATCAATAATAAGTTTTATATCAATAAAATCATATTTTTCATGAATTTTTTGTAAATTTAATATTTGACTATTTTTTTTATTATTTTTCACAATTGAAATATTTTTACGAGAATCAAACTCATTAACAGGTATTCTATTTTCTATCATATATGTTAATCTACCAATTATATCATCTATACTAACAATATTATTAATTTCAACTATTTCTTTGTTAAATTCAGTTAAACATTCATTTTTAATAATATTTTTAATTTGATTTTCAATATTTTCTTTATCAGAATTTTCATAATAATTAATTTGATTCAAAATTATATCTGTAATTTCTTCAATAGTTATTAAATTATTAATTTGTATTAAATAATCTTGTTTTTCTAATTTTTCATTTTTAATTTTTTTAAATTGTTCTTGTTGATAATTCATATGTAAATTGTTTTGTATTGATAAATCATGTTTTCTTTCATAATGCGCTAACATTTCATAATTATGCATATTAAGATATTCGATCGGTGTTTCGTTCATTATTGTTAAAAGAGCTCTATAAATACGTCTTCTGTGATAAACATGTTTAGGAAAATCATTTTGAATTAAATATTTTTTATCAAAAGATATTTCATAATTAAGTGAAGGATATTTTGTGTAAAATGACATATGAACTTTCCAACCATCAATATAATAAATTTCGTTCTTTTCATCTGAGTTAAATCTACACAAAGACAAATAATGTTCAATACTTTCGAAATCTTCAATATTAAAATTTTTATTAAACATTATAGAATCAGCAATACTAATGTAAGGTTTATTATTAGTGTAAGGTTCTTTTTTATTATATCCATAAATATTGCCTAATTTTTTTTTTCCATATCTTGAAAAATACAAACCTTGTTCAATATAATTATCAGAATTTTTTAATTCATTTTTCCTTTCTTCACTTAGTTCACACAAAGTCATACAAGGTATTTCTTCATAACTAGTACTATCATAACTATCACCATTTCTTCTACAAAACCAACTTTTAATATTGTGTGTTTCATTACTTTGTTTAATTTCATAAAAATCGATAATATTTTTAATTTGTTTTTTAATTAATTTTAAACATTCAATTTTATTTTTTTCATTATATTTTTCTTCTTTTAAAAAATTATTAATATTTTTCTCTATGTCATTTTTAATGTTATCTGAATTATCTAAAGAAAAAGATAATGTTGTTTGAGTGAAAAAATTTGACATTATTATAGGAATAGTAAAAAATTTTTTTGTAATTCTTTTGTAAGATTGTAACATTATAATTTTTATAAACTGTTATCTTTATAAATATTTATTATTATAATAAATAATAGATATATAAATCAATTTTTATTACTCAATTACATTTTCTCCATCTTTATTTATTTTAGTAACATTAATTTGTTTATCTTTAGTAGTTTTTTTTCCTGCAATAACATCAATATTAAATTTCTTATGTTTTCTTCTCCATTCTGAATTGTAGTTATTCTCATGATGTTTAATAAATTGCTCACAACCAATTAATCCAATTTTATCATTGTCAGCTTTGTACCATTTAACTTGATCTAAAAATTCTCCAGTTGTGTCTCTGTTAATAATAATCATGGCTCCATAATTATCTGTTAAAACCTTAAATACTCTTATAAAAGATTGAAAAGTCGGAAATATTCCAGCATAATGTTCATACAATCTTTTTAAATTACTATGAATAGTTTCTTTTAATAAAAATATATAATCAAAATTTCCTCTTAATTCAGGTGATATACCTAAAGGGAATTGCATAGTTAACATATACATTAATTTATAGTGTCTTCCATTAAATAATAATTCTAAAATTGGTTTATCTTTACCCCATGAACCTTTACTACTTAAACAATCATCCATAAGAATAAATCCTCTTGGATCAACATTTTTACCTTCTTTTATTTTTTGTTGT